GGCAGGATATGTGACAAATTCAAGAAGAAATAATTGCAAAAAAGCAGAAACAATGAAAAGCAATAAACTCATATTAGATGCCTGCTGCGGCAGTAGGATGTTTTGGTTCGACAAGTATAATCCTCTTACCCTATTCGTTGACAGACGTTCAGAGACAGTAACTGCCAAGGACAGAGATAAAATCAGAACCATAGAGATAAAACCGGATATAATAGCCGATTTCACCTCCTTGCCGTTTGAGGACAATTCTTTCTACATGGTGGTGTTTGACCCACCGCATTTGAGAACACTTGGCGAAACCTCATGGATGGCTAAGAAGTACGGTAAACTGCCAAAAGACTGGCAATCACTCATACACGACGGATTTGCCGAATGTATGCGTGTCTTGAAACCTAACGGAACGCTTATATTCAAATGGAACGAAAGTGAGATAAAAGCTGCGGAAGTATTGTCTGTTATCCCGTTTAAACCTCTATTTGGGCATACCACCGGCAGACAGAGCAAGACAATATGGATGTGTTTTATGAAGCAATAAAATAGTATGAATATCCATCAGACCATCCCCCGTTCGGATTGCACCACCATCTGAAAGCGTCATGGTGCAAGATGTGTATGGCAGAGGTACAGAGCGAGCGGAATAGAAAAAAAATAATAAAAAATATTGAATTATGAGACCAATAAGGAATATAGAAGACATTGGAAATCTAAAGACAGATGAAAAACTGATTGAATGCCTAAATGGTGAAGTGAATTATTATCGTTTTTTGTGCTTGCATCCGAGAAACGATGAATACGTGATTCTTCTGAACCATTGTGAGGAACCTAAAAGGTTTTATGTTAAAAGCATTATAGACCGATTTTATACGGACTATACAACACGCGATATAATCACTTATAAGAGGGATTATGCTTTGGAGCAGGTCAAGTTCTGCGAGCAGGCATTATCCGAATTTGATAAGGATGGTAAAATATGATACTTACTACTGATAAGATGGTATTTGTTACCAATCAAGATAATTCAGACGAATACATTGAGAATCTTATAACTGAGTATGGGACTAATCAATATCGCATAAAGATTGACCGTACACTTAGTCCACCATATTATCAATTATTCCACGAATGGAAAGAGGGCAAGCGACAACTTAATAATTGCTTGTTTGCTTCAAGCAAGTTGGAAAAGATTGTGAATTACATAAATCAGAACATTCAATAAGGATAAGTTATGAAACAGACATTGGAAGAAGCTGCCCATTCTTTCGCAGAAAGTAGAAGCAGCGGAAGTGCATTCCCAGCATATTATCAAGGGTTCATTGCCGGTGCGGAATGGCAAAAGGATATTTCCAGTGCTAAATGGCAGTCAAAGCAATCACCGTGGATAAGCGTGGAAGAACGTTTACCGGAATATTCGTGTTGGGTGCTTGTGGCAGGTAAGGACTATAAATATCGAATTTTGTTTTACTGTGGAGGTAAGTTTTATACGAATAAAAGTTTAATAGCATATGATGGGAGCGTTCTTTTCTGGATGTTTATCCCATCCTTCGACCAAATCCTCGAAGCGAACAAAGATGTGTTACAACGATTAAAATAGAAATTTTATGGAAGGACTAATTCACATTGATAATCTATGTTCACGTTGCGGCTTTTTTACATCTGATACATCAGTAAATGGTGGTTATGGATGCAATCATAAGGATTGTGACGATGGAGAATTTATTTATAGCGGAGATATAATTGACTGGCATAAAGCTTATAGAATTGTGGCAATAAGACTTACTAAAAGAAACATAAAATGCAACCGTAGGCTTGCCAAGAAGTTTTTAAAAAAGGCAAGATTTATTTTGAATAAGAATCGTGAAGCTTTTGGAATTAAATTCCAAGGAAAATGTCTTGCTTCAACATGCCCTTTGGGTTATTTGGCAGATAAAGATGATATTATTAGGTTTGGAGAAGACCCAGAATTAATGGCAGTAGATGATTGGCTTGTTATAGAAAATAACGAATGAAAGAGAAAGGAGATTAATATGAAGAAGATACTTTTATTTGCCAGTTTAATGCTGATACTATCATCTTGTGATAGTAAATCTTATCATGTGAAGAGTGGCACTGCAATAACCATTGATGGCGACACCATTGAGTTCTATGGTGGAACAATCACTTATCCTTTTTTCGGTCAACGTAGTATTAGAGATATGGTTATTAAAGAGAAAGGAGATTGATATGGAAACCCAAACGATTCAAATAAGAGGAGATAATGATGCAATAGCATACATTAATTTTGTAGATAGGGATTTAGCTGTATCTATCGTATATGGAGATAATCAGTACGATTTCACCATTGAACCCATTACCCTAAAAGCATTGGCATACGCCTATAAACTACATTGTGAAGAATGTGACGAAAAATACAATAAGGTATGAAAGCAAGAATAAAAGAAACCGGAGTTTTAATAGATGTAACTCCGAGAATAAATATCAATGCGCTATATAACGGAGATAACCTATATGTGTGCGATAATATGGTTTTCAGAGAATGCGAACTTGACTTTTTGAATGTTGGGAATTTAGTAATTGACTGGGAACAGAGGCGTTATGAACTGGCAAAGGCTGCAATGCAAGGATTTTGTAGCAATCCACATGAACAGATAATGAGTGTTGACTCAAATATAGTGGCAGAATGGAGTATTGGTTTTGCTGATTCACTAATAGAGAAACTGAAAGGAGATTGAATAATGTCAAGAAGAGAAATATTAAAGCTATCAGATATGAAAGACATGCACGGCTCTATTACTTTGGAATATACCGGGATTCTTTACGCAGGTGCAAATCGGGAGAAGATGCTCCAGGAACTGGCAAAAGTTAATCCGCAGGAGTATTGTCTTGCATTGGGTGTGAATGATGATAGTAAAATTTTTAAAGACATTTCGTCGGGTTCCTTGGTGTCGCCGATGAAATTTTTTAAGAAACTGAAAGGAGAATAATTATGAAAGCACATGTAATGAAACTCGAAAACAACTGTGTAATTGTTGACGAGGAATATTTTAATGAGATAAAGAAGCAGTCAGAATTTAACCAAGAAAGGATAAACGAGATTGTCGAGGAAAAGTTTTTGAAATACATCAAAGAAAGCGGTATCAAGCTCTCCTATGAAGTAAACGGAATACCCTATATATTCCATCATAGTTTGTTGAATGAAATAAATTATGAAGAAAGAGGGTATCCGGAATCCGTGTCAGAAAGGGTGAAGCATATTATCGCAGACGATATAACCGAGGCTTTGAATGACAAGCTTAAGGGGTTGAAAGACGAGGCTTTGAATTATGCCTTAAGTGAGTTTGACAAACAGAAGCACGGTTTAGAGGCTACTGTAAAAATATGGAAACATTTCGCATTAATCTTTATCATTACGACTATTGTTTTAACATTTAGATTATTTATACAATTATGACCGAAGAACTTGTGACATTAGAGACAGCGAAGCTACTAAAGGCGGCAGGATTTAAAGAAGATGTTAATAGCTTTTATGAATTGGTGTATAAAGGAGGTAGTGGTCCTGAGTATGAGATAGATGAAAGCTACGATGCCCAGAATTATAATACAGACGTTTACTCTATCTCTGCTCCAACTCAATCTATTGCCCAAAGGTGGCTTCGTGAAACCAAGAACCTGCATATCGAAATATACCGAAGTGCTGTAGGGTACGGCTATGCTATAGTGAAAGCCGATAACGGAACGTGGCAGGAAGATGATGATTCCAGGGGGACTAATGATGGCGGTCTGTGGGACACCTACGAAGAAGCACTTGAAGCAGGAATACAAGAAGCGTTAAAACTTATATGAAAATGACTCCTATTGTAAATGATGCTTATAGACTTAGAAAGCTTCTAGAAAAAGCAACGGGAATAAAAGTTTATAAATCAGATTTAATTTCTAATTATTTCAATTGTTATATAAGCATATCGCAAGAGTACAAGAATGAAACTAATCCGCATATTACAGTAGCGCAAGGTAACTGGTCGATAGTTAATGGCGGTGAATATAAAATCTCACTCTATACACCTACAATCGTCATTAAAGGCAAGAAGGTGCTTAATACTTGTTTTGTAAAAGATATATTTTACAAGATAGTGGAAGCATTAAATAATGAATTTGGAGAAGGTAATTGGGATACGTGTAACAATGAAACGACAGTTTGGCTTCCCATGTCTCGAAACTCGTTCTATTTGCAAATTCCAAATTTTGAGAAGTATTAAAACTTATATGATATGGCTAAGAAAATAATGTTTAATGATAAATACAGCTTAACCCAAGCTGTGTTGGAAGGTCGGAAGACTATGACGAGAAGGGTCTGCAAGTATGACAGACCAAATGAAACTTATGATATTGTATTCCCCGTTTTTGAACCAAATGATTACGATAATGACGGGAACATAGTATCTCCATTAAATTATGCTTTTGGTTGGAAAAACGACAAAGGAGACTTTACGGGTTGGAATATTCCTAAATACAAAGTCGGTGAAGTTGTTGCCATTGCGCAAAGTTATGAAAGTTTAGGGATGAATCCCGAAATCGCACTTGATGATAAGGACGGAATAGGATTTTATACTAAAACCAAATTCGCACCCGGCTGGAAAAATAAAATGTTTGTCCGCGCTGACCTTATGCCCCACCATATCCGCATTACCAACATCAAAATCGAAAGATTGCAAGACATCTCCGATAAAGATTGCTTGAAAGAAGGAATTTATAAAGGACAATGCGGAAGTGCAGATACACATTTTATGGATGCTTATTATTATAAAGGGGACATTCAGCCTTATTGCACCCCTCGTGAAGCTTTTGCATCCTTAATAGATTGCGTTTCTGGCAAGGGTACGTTTAAGAGCAATCCTTATGTCTTCGTTTACGAATTTGAACTGATTGATTAAAATTTATTATGGAAACCGTGGAACTGATAATTAAAGTCTCCATCACTTTATTCAATGCCATTGCATTAGGATTTGTCCTAATCATGGTAAGCAGATGGCATAGGCGCATGGAGGACAAGCTGAATGAGATAAGGGAATACACCCGTAGGGTTTCAGACCGTGATGATGTTATTTATATGAATCAGCTTCAATGGCTGAAAAGTAAGTTGATTGAAGAGGAACGGTACGAGGAAGCCGCTAAAATCAATAAATGTATTGAGGATGAGTATAACAAATTAAATAATAGGAAACTGTGAATTTATGAAAGAAATAGAAATGTATCCAGGTGTAAACATTGACTACGCATACGAACAGTTGAAAAAATACAAGCAGAAAACTAGTGAAGATTGTTTCTGCAAATTTAATGATAAAGAACTGTATTCAAGTGAAACACTTGATGAAATGTATTTGAAGGTCACGAGAAAGACGAAGGCTGAGTTCGACAAGGATTTGCAGGATGAACATAACGAATACCTGCGAAGGGAAGCCGAGTTCAAGGCTAAGATTCCGCAATTGATAAAAGAATATATGGCTAAAGCACGTGGCATTATTCCGGATAAACATCTTGAATATTGGGATAAGATTGTTCCTATACGATTGAACGACCTCTATAAAGGGTTTGAACTCGATTGCTGGTTGAAACTTATATTCGAACTCAATACAGATAAGCCTAAAGAAGAGCGTTTTAAGAACTGCTTACAAATGTTCATAGACCAAGGTCACAGCGGAATGAGTGCAAGCCTTGTGTTTAGTGGGCTTTGTCGATTTCATGACTTAGGTCCTCAATTAGTTGATTACATAAAGAAACATTGAGTTGTTGAAAAGGAATAACCATGAATAAAATATAGTGATTATGAAGCGTGAAATAAAATTCAGAGGTAAAGGTATTGATACGGGGAAATGGGTATATGGATTTCTCTCTTTTTTCTATACTGCCGGAAGGGACGAAAACGGGATTATCTTTACGGACAAGGCGAGGATATATTCTCCGGAAGACGGCTGCTGTTACGACGTATGGGCTGAAACCGTCGGGCAGTTCACCGGCTTGTGCGACAAGAGCGGTAAAGAAATCTATGAAGGAGACATACTTATGTGTGAGCAACATATAGCTCTTGTATTGTGGAACAAAGAACTTGCTACATTCGCATTACAATTCGATTTTGAAAAAAAAGTCGGCATGAGACCTTTAGGCGAATGGCATGCTATGACAGTCGTTAGTAATATTTACGATAGCCCAGAATTGATAAAACAGCAATAGCCATGAGAGTAAAGAAATATTTCCATAACATCCAGTGTGATGTATGTGGGGATTTAGCCAATGAAGATATGTGGCATGAGGATATGGAAACCGTTGCCGAAGTAGCCAATGAAAGCGGATGGTATTACGACCCAGCGGATGACAAGCACTATTGCCCGGATTGCTATGAATATGGGGATGATGGAGAGATATTAGTTAAAGACGGAATGGTAAATACAATGGAGATAATATTATTAGGGAAAAGGCTTGAAGACTACCCGGAAACAGAATATTACGAACGAAGGCTTATCTATACAACATACAGTTCTGGCTTCAGAGAGCATAACATTGCGGCATTCAAGAGCAGGCTGAAAAAAGACTTTGACTACGAAGTAATAAATCATTTCGTCAAGGACGGTAACGACTTTTGGACTACAGATGAAATTATAGCCGCTGTCCGTGTTTCCTTGTCCCTCAATCTGCTTACGGATGAAGAATGGAAGAAGGCAATCCCGATTATAGAGCATGGTCTTGAAGCCAATAAAGCCTATGTCCGTATGCTTGACGAGATGTCGGATATATTGGAGAAGTATTGCGAGGAATGGGAGGATTTGGGTATGCGCCATACCTTCATGCAACGTGTTCCTCATGAATGCTGGCAGGGACGTTTTAGCAGGCATAGCCAGAATCCGGAACAAAAGCCGAATTATTCATGAGTATCAAGCAATTGAAATAAGGTAAGTAATGAAACATCTATTCTTTTTATTTGTAGGATTTTTGGCTTTATATGAAATTATGAAAGCCTTAAACTGTAAGAAAGTATATTCCCGCACATGCGAATATAGACATCTTCCCAAGGAAAAGGTAAAGGCATATTTAAAAGAGCACCCTATGCTTCTTCTAATGAGTATTTTGGATATTTTCGGATGGATAACATTAATGGCTGGACTAATGACAAGCCAGTGGGTTTTATTCCTGGCGGTAATGGCTTTGTCTTTGTCGAGATTTCAACGCCTCGGCAGTTGGGCTGTGTGTATAGATAGTATCATCACTGTGGCTATTTATTTGTTTGCCATTATTAATACTTATCATTTACATATAGAATTATGAGTAAACTATACAAAGTAACCATCTTCGGCAAACCGTTCATTCTCGGATGGTTCAGCCACGCGGACAAATGGTATCACAAGATTGGAATAATATATTGAAATCATGAGAAAAGTAGACAGACTGAAAAAGCTCCATGCACCTATTGATGACAAATACAAGAAGATTGACACAACGGTAAACGGGGACGCTGAACGCCTCGCGGAGATGCACAGAGAAACGGAAAAGGGGAAATATCCCTTACGCATAGACCACCGTACCGTAATATACGTGACCAGAGACAAATGCACTCCCGAATATGCCGCAAAAAAGCGCAAGACGTTGGGTCTTGCCCCTGCTATCGAAGTAAAAGGACACGCATCAAGACTTGTGGACATGGACAAGCTGCGGAGGATGGTAAACGACGGGATGAAGTCCAAGGACATTGCCTATGAGATGGGCGTGGCAGCATCCACCATAAGCTCTTACATAAGGAAGTACGGGTTGAGAGACAAAGGGTAGATTAGTTCAAGGACCTATCAAGTAAAAAAATAAGGAGCAGCGGACTCACGACTTTCCACCACTCCTTCACACGACATAGTGCAAAGATACTATTTATTTTAAAATACTTATGTTATGGTGAAGGAATTTTCTGCAATATCTGAACTTAAATATATAAGGGAGCAAAAGTCAAGGTTATCAGAGCGTGAGAACGAACTGTCAACCCCCATGCTGGTGGATGTAGAAATAATTCCGCAAATGTATGAATGGTTTGCGGAAATCTTATCAAAAATGGATTTTCCCCCAAACCTGGATTCTGTGATACAGAGAAAGAAGTTCATGTATATAGTTCTTTTCCTTTTTTCTCCTAGTGTACTCGCTGGAGGAAGAATGCCGAACGGAATAAGAATGGCTTTTGAGAAGTTGTTTCCCAATGTGAAGCCATGCACTTTGTCAAACAATATATCGGATATCACGTTTCTATATCGACAATACAAGGAATTTCGTATGGATGTAGGGCATGTATACACAGAAATCATGAATCGTTTAAAAGTCAAAGGTCTAATCAAGTAATTATGAATTTGTGATTTCGGCCAGAGGAAACTCTGGCTTTTTTTATGAAATAACAAACCTTTTGCCAAATGTTCGTTATTGGCTTCTCTTTTATTTACTGTTTTATTTGCAATGGGGTATCTTTGAAATAAATATAAAGCGATTATGGGGCTTACAGTAAAGCAAGAAAGTTTTTGTAATTATTACCTTGAATGCGGCAATGCTTCTGAGGCTTATCGTCGTGCTTACTCATGTAAGAAGATGAAGGATGAGACCATTAACCGGACGGCATTTGATTTGCTCAATAACCGCAAGATTGCCGCAAGATTGAAAGAATTGCGTGCTGAAATGCAGCGACGCTCGGATATAACCAAGGATGAAGTGGTTGGTATATTGGCTGATATAGCAAGAGCCAATATCGTTGACGCCATAGAATCGAGGAACAACGGTGTCTTTACCACGGTGGTAGTAAAAGACGTGACGGCATTGCCGTTAAGCTTACAACGTGCTATACTTTCCATAAAGAGCACAGACAAGGGATATGAGCTGAAAATGTACAACAAGATAGATGCTATTGATAAATTGTCAAAGATGTTTGGATGGGATGCTCCGATAAAGGAGGATGTATCACTAAATAAGAATGATGCCATTACTATCCAAGTGATAGACAAGAGGGAGGACGTGATAGATGTTGATACAGACGACTAAGATATATTCCACGGTGGATAACGCTATAAGGTCTGGGTATAAGGTCGTGTCGGCGCAAGGAAGTTCCAGGTCAAGCAAGACATACAACATATTGATATATCTTTTGGCATACATTATTCAACGCCCTGGAACATCTTTGTCAGTTGTAAGAAAGACGCTTCCGGCACTTAAGGGGTCCGTATTCCGGGATTTCAAGGAAATAATGCAGGACAAGTTTCAGATGTGGGATAACCGGTGCATGAACAAGTCCGAAATGGTGTATACATTGCCTAATGGTTCTTTCTGTGAGTTCTTTTCTACTGATGACGAGCAGAAAATACGCGGTAGAAAGCGTGACATTCTTTACTGTAATGAAGGAAATGAGATTTCTTTCCTGGAGTGGCAACAACTAGTCATGCGTACGACAAGTTTTTCAATAATAGACTACAATCCTTCATTTTCGGATGAACATTGGCTATGCGAGTTGAATAAGGACCCACGAACTTTCCATTTCATATCCACATATAAGGATAACCCCTTTCTGGAGCAGACCATCATCGACGAGATAGAATCCCTCCAGTATAAAAACAAGGTGTTGTGGACGGTTTATGGATTGGGGATGCAGGCCATGGCAGAAGGCCTTGTCTTCCCTGAATTCGAGATTGTGGACGAATTTCCGGCATATGCAAAGCATGTGGCGGTGGGATTGGACTTTGGCTACAGTTCGGACCCAACTGCTATTGTTAAGTGTGGCATTGTGGATGACCGGATGTACTTTGATGAACTATGTTATCAGACCCACATGCTTACAAGCGAGATAATTCGCGTATTGAAATCCATTGGATTGTTTGTGTATGCGGACAGTGCGGACCCAAGACTTATCCAGGAAATCTCAAATGCAGGAATTGTTATATTCCCTGCAGATAAATACAAGGGTTCGGTAATGGGAGGGCTTTTCAAGATGATGGAATATAAGCTGTGTGTAACCAGGAGGTCGGTAAACTTTATAAGGGAGCTTAAGAACTATGTCTATGAGCAAAATAAAGACGGCAAATTTATCAATACCCCGATTGATGCATACAACCATTTGATTGACGCATCACGCTATTGGACGATAGGGAAACTGTTGGGTAAGATATTGGTCGGTAAACAGTATAGTAAAGAAGAATTAGGACTTTATTAAACGGTTGGTATATGAATTTTATAGAAGCCATATTCGGTGTTCTACGGAACAAGGTTTTAAACTCCATGGGAGTTGAGCGTGATTTAATGCAGCTGGTCCACGACAAGGATATAAGCCGCATCCAGTCAATGATGCAGAATCGTGACTTGTGTGTGGAGGAAGCCATAAAGGAATATAATCCTATTACACATGATGTAATGAATCGACCCGATAAAATGCGTAAGGGAAAGGAGCCGTATAAGGTTGAAAAACTGCCTCGTTGCCGACAAAGGTATATCAATGAGGTAGAACTCTTTTTCCTGCTTGGAAATCCTATAAAATGGAAAACTCCTACCGGTGAAGAAGGAAAGGATGAAGTATTTGAAGCATATGCCCAATTCCTAAAAGATACCCGTTTCAATACTACCATGCGGCAGGCTAAGCGCATTGCTGGGGCAGAGACGGAGAGTGCTAAAGTATACCATATATATAATGATGGTGGGAAGCCTGCAGTTAAAGTGCTTGTAATATCAAAATCGAAAGGGTATACCTTACGCCCATTGTTTGACCAGTACGAGAACTTAATCGCGTTCGGTTATGGCTATTATATAAAGGAGGGGGGGAAGACCATAGAACACTTTGATTTACAGACACCGTCTTTTATTTTTAGATGTAGGAAGGCTGATATTGGATGGGAGGTGGTTCCCGTGTCTAATCCTACCGGGAAAATAAATGTTATCTATTATCGTCAGGAAAAGGCATGGGCCGGCACTGAGAGGAGATGTTCACGGGAAGAGATGATTGATTCTAAGGCGGCCGATACAAATAACTATTTTGCAGACCCTAAACTAAAAGCTACTGCTGATGTTATCGAGTCATTGCGGGGGGCAGAAACAGTAGGGGAGGTCCTACAATTGACCAATAAGGAAATCAGCGCTGTCGATTATCTGGTTCCTCCAGAATATTCTTCCATGAAAGAAAGCGAGAAGGAGGATTTGAACTCTTCTATCTTGTTTGACTCATTTACTCCCGATTTTTCGTTTGAGAATATGAAGGGGTTGGGTACTCTTTCCGGTGAAGCATTGAAGAGAGCTATGGTTCTCGGATTTATTAAGAGGGACAATCTGAAGGAAACATATGATATTTTGGTGGATAGAGAAAAGAACTTGATTGTATCTATAATGATGAATGTCACTCATATTCATTTGCGTGAAAAGCTTTCAAAAATGGTTGTTGAACATGAATTCTCAGAACCTTTCAGTGAAGACGTCCAAGAGAAATGGGCCTCTATAGGGAAAGCATATAATGATGGCATCATATCTCTGGAGCAGGCTGTCAATATACTTGCTCTGGCAGACAACCCCCAAGAGGAAATAGAACGGATAAAGAGTGAAAATCAAGAAAAACATCAAGATAAGAAGGGGAATTATCCCCAAAATTCTAATTAAAAACAAACCTTTTATAAAAGGTTTGTTCTGAAGGTCCTGAAAATTTTACCCAATAATTACCAATGTATAATTTTATACAGAATTAAAACAAGTTATGTATGAAAGAGAAAATATTTCAAGCCTTAAAACAAGCTTATTCAAATCTTGGGTTAAGCGATGACATCTTTCAGGGACATTCCGAAGCTCTGGAAGCTACCGGTCTTGTAACTGAGGATAACCTGGCCACAATAGTGGCTGCTCAAAAAGCATTCCTTTCGTCTCTTCAGAGCGGCATTGACAAACGGGTGACAGACGCCGTCAATAAAGCGAGGGAAAAGAAAGAGGAAGCAAAAGCGGATGAAGGGGGCGATAGCAAGCAACCGGATATCCAAAAAATGATTGATGATGCAATTGCGGCAAGGCTTAATCCCCTTCAAGAAAAGCTAAATTCCTATGAGGTGAAGGAGGCGAAAGCGGCAAGGGCTAATTTAATCATGTCAAAAGCCAAGGAACTCAAAATCTCACAAGGAAGAATCGATGAAGGATTTGCCATATCAGAGGATATGGACGAGTCGGCAATTGATTCCTACTTATCCAAGGTGAGACAAAATGAGGTGGCAAAAGGTTTGGAGGATAAAGGTTCGGCGTTCTCCTTATCTACTCCTGAATCCCGAGGTAAAGAGATGGCCAGGGAATGGGCTGAAAGTTTGCCGGACGCTAACTAATAATAATAAGTTATGGCTATTGTATTTGAAAAAGGAACAATTAAGGGAAACTTTCCCGTATTCTGGAGAGGTGAATGTAAAGTCCTTCCAGGGGATTTCAAGCTTAAGCAGACGTTCCCGGAAGGAACTCTGATAAGAAAAGGGACCCCCATTGCTTTGGATTTCTCAAAAATGGAATGTACCGTTTGCAAGGCTGTTAAAATCGTGTCGGGAGGAACTACTTCCGCTCCGAGAGTTGTTAAAGGCAGTCTGGTGCAGGTGGGGGAAGAGCTGACCATTGGAGAAAATAAGCAGGCTATTACGGCGATAGACAGTTCGAATGCTGATTATGATGTGCTGACATTGGCAGCTGCCTTGACTGGTGCGACAAAAGATGCGTTTGCCGTCGTTGCGGGAAGTGAACCGAATGCTGTTGTGGAAACGGATTATGAATATAAAACCAATATGAGTTTTCAGACTGTTTCTGCAGGTTATGATGTGATTATTCTAAAAGATGTAGCCTATCCCATGCCTGATGAATGGTTGCTGGGAGGATGGTGCATGAAGAATAATCCGAGTATTAAATATGTAAGACAATAAAACTATGCCGGGATTATTTTATAGCTCGATTTTTGGCGAACTCACCAAGCAGGTGCAGGTTCGTATTGATGCCGCTTCTGAGCTGCGCAAAAGATTGTTTGACCAGAATATTTATGAAAGATTTCTGGATTGGGACATACCGACTATCGGACTTAACTTTGAGGAGCTGATTGGACAGTATAACTTAAGTGTGGCTGCTGCGACTTTGGACTCAAAGGGTAAGGAGCCTATTATGGGTACGGAAGGACTTGAAACCTTGAAGCAGAAAGTCCTCACACATCAGATGAGTTATTCCATGCCTATTGAGGATTATCGTAAAGTATTGCAGATTCTTGATTCCCGCATGCTTACAGATAATCAGAAGACGCAACAGCTTATCAATTTGATGTGGAACAATGTTACAAAGGTGGTCAACTCTGTTCTGTCAAAGCTTGACATTATCTTCTTAGGCGCGTTGTCTAACAAAGGGGTGTTTACTTTTGATGAAAACAACAACCCGGAAGGGGGCGTTCGTGGTGTGATTGACCATAAAATGCCTGCGGAGAATATTGCCAGTGTAACAAAAGACTGGAATACGGATAATAGCGATACTGTGGATTGTTTTGAAGATATTCAAATGATTTTGGACGCTTCTCAGGATAAGGTTACTTTTGATAGAATACTTATTTCTCAGAATCGATTGTCCTACATTCTTCGGAACAAGAAGATGAAACTGGTCATCTTTGGCCAAGATAAATCTTCCACGCCCTTATTGCTGTCTAATTTGAATGAATTCATGCGTCAGAACGGATTCCCTATCTTTGAGGTTATCAGACGTACTACCCGTATTCAAAATAACGGTAAATTGACGGAATATTCTCCATGGAATGATAAAAACTTGGTGTTTATTCCGGCAGGCAAGCTGGGAGTTATCAAGAATGCGTATGCAGACAATGAATTAAGACAAGAGCCGGGTGTCACTTATTCCAATTACGGAAGAATACGTGTTTCCCAATGGGGTAAGGGTGAAACAGACAATTCCAATGGAGTTGAGTTTACCAAGGCACAGTCTTTGTCTTTACCGATTATCACTGAGATTAATGGCATATATTCATTGACAGTAGAGAAGTAATGACAATTGCAGACTACATAAAGCAGAGGTTTGCCTATATCGGAGTGATATCTGATGCGGGAGCCTCTGACTTTGCGGTTGACTTCGGGTTCGATGCAGGGAAAGAGGCTTCCGATGATGACAAAAGGCTAATTGGCGTTTCCATCAACAATTTTATTGAGGGTAACATTATGCATCCCACGTCGGTAGATGAAAATGGCTTTTCTGCCTCATGGGGGGCTGATGCCATAAAGTCACATATAAAACTGATGCTTCGGAAATATGGCATTGAGCTGAATGGTGATGCTGCCGAACTGGTCGGATTGAGTGTAATTAGGGATATATCAGAAATATGGTAATGTATTTTCACCCGCATATATTGCAATTGAAGGTTTTTACTTCTCCAGAAAGGGATGAATACAATCGTCCAATTCCTGGTACCGGGAGTGAAAGCTGGAAGACTGTGGGAAGATGTCGCTGCGATGACAATACCACCAGGGAATTCAAGTCTGAGAATGGTAAAATATACCGCCCGTTATACCATGTGGTTTCCGAGAGGAATCCAATGATAAAAGCTGGTGATTATATCCGTTGTTTGGATGGTGATAAGGTAAGGGGAGAGGGTGAGGTATATATACCTAAGAGTACAAACTTTTTCTCTTATTCAGAATATTGGATATGATAGTAACAAGTGATATATACAAGATACTATTTGAAAGGGTAAAAGACTTTGGAATCAAGGAGATATATGACAGCTGGAATCCTATAAAGTCCGAACTTGAAGAAGAGGCTATTGTCATTGTCATCTCTACCCCAATATCCCCAGACACCTATTGGGAGAGTGCCTTTGCTTATGTAAACATTTGCGTACCTGACTATCTGCATGAGGTCAATACTGTAAGGCTGAATGAGGTCGAGCGGCTTGCGGAATTGTGGATTAGAGACGGAATTGTAGATGAATACGACGGAAGCTGGTACTTTATATCCAAGTCTTCCATTGGTATAGAAAGGGACGAAGGACTGAAGTGTAGTTACGTGAGTGTTAGATTATCATTTGAAGTGTTAAACATTAATTGAAAATTATATGAAACCGTTTATTGGAATCAAGAAAATATGGTATGGCGATGTGATAACTGAGGCTGTTACCAAAACAACTCTTAAAACGTGGCTAGGAACAGCCACAGAAGTGAAGAATTCCCATCAGGATACATGGCAGTATACGGAGGACGACCCTACTTATACTGACTATATCAATGAGCTTACCGGAAAAATCTATTATCGTGATGTGACCCAGAACGGGGCGAAAACAATCACTTTCACTATGGGAGAATTCACCTTTGATGACAAGGTGGACCTGCAGGGAGGTGAAAAGGTTGATACAGACGCTGGTTGGGCAGCATCGGATACTCCCGGAATTGTGAACAAGGCTATTGTAGGACAGACCAAGACCGGTAATTATGTCGTGTTTACCAACGCGGCTGTGATTGCTAAGGGAACTATGGCTGAGAAGAACATCGGTCTAGGCGTTACTGCGGTTGCTATGGAAAATGAGAATGAGGGCGTCAAGAGCGATTATCTGTTTGACGGCGCAAAGGTTGATGCCGCATGAACTACAGTCATGGTAACACCTACCCCTTCTGATGCGACCGTTAAACTGGACGGCGATACGGTAAAGTCCAAACGGGTGAACGTCGGGGAAACCGTAAGCTATGAAGTGTCTAAGACGGGGTATGTTACACAATCGGGAACAATTAATACAAGTGTTTCCGATGCCGGGAAGACAGTCAATAAAAATGTTACACTGGTCTCTTCTGAAACCCTTTAAATCATGGTGGTGGGTATCGGCTCACCACCTTTATTCATTTTAGGTTATGAAAGCTGGGAAGATTGTTAATGAGTCCATTCTTGGGGAGGATTTCAAAACTGTGCTGATAAACGGAAAAGCATATACGATATACCCACCTACAATACATAGAATAGCCGGTGCCGCAAAGTGTTTGTCTAACATTGGCGAAGAAGTAAAGACTATGGGAGAATATATCGCATCCTTAAGCAATATGGAATGCGTGGGTAGGGCATTGTCATGGTTTATAATGGATGATGAAAGCCTTGCGGATGAATTGTGTCATGGGCATGAGGGGGAGCTCCTGAATGCGTTGGGAATAGCCTTTTCTTTGGTCTCTATGGAAAATTTTATCAGGCTGTCGGATTTAGCCAGGAATATTGTAAATCTGACAGCAAAACAGAAGTTATAGGTAATGATTGTCTCCTGGGGCAAATTGCCACGTTCATGGATGTACTTCACTTGTCCTACGATGAAGTAGTGAATAAAATACCATATCGCAATCTTGTGATAATGCAGAAGGATAAGCTACGGGTATGCTACGGTGAGAGGATGCAGGAAGTCACGGATAGCGATATGTTCAAAAGCCGGAAATTTGATGACTGATAGAGGCGTGCCAGTGTTCTGGCACAACCTCCTATTTTTCCATAACCTCTTTCAATCTGTACAGCCTGTCAATCGCCGGATTGTAGAACGGGTCCGGATAGTGCTGGTTGATGTCGCAGATGTTGGCGTGGACGTACATGGAAGTATCGATGATGTGTTCCGATTCGCTTAATGTCACTTCCTTGGGCAATTGGGCTGTTTGTGCCCAATGGACGATAGCTTTCACGCTTTCCTCGTCGTATGAGTATTTACTTTCCTGTGCCATTATTTTTCTTAGAATCTTTTTGATGATATAAAGGTATACTTTTTAAACCATCAATGTGTTCATATAAGTCGTTTTCTATATGTTCACAATGCATGGGGTCAAGGACAAAATCTATACCTTCTCTTCTTGCCAATTTAGCTGCAGGGACGAAATCCGAATCTCCAGATATAAGCACTATTTTATCAACAAATCCTTTTAAAGCTAAAGATGCGATGTCTACACCTATCTTCATGTCTATCCCCTTTTGCCTTAGTTCATAATATACATCCGTGTCCTGTATATCATCTAAAGATATCTCTTTTTTCAGAAGTTTCTTCATAGCATTATCATAAAACATCCAGCGTTTGCTTTCTTTAATGTGTCCTAATCTCAATGCTAATTTTCTTTTCTTTTTTAACTCATTTATTAACTCATTCCTGTATAGTGCTTCTTCTGTTTTTGAGAAATCAATACATTTATTAGATATAGGATTGTGTACTTTTTTACTAAAAGGAACGCAGTCGTAATAAAAAATGCGATAAAGATAGTTGTTCTTGCCTACATGAGAGTGAGATATAGTATATAAATCGTTAGCTATCGTTGATGCAGTTTTATTACCAGATTTATTATACATAGCGTTATAACGTTTTATAAAATAACCACCATCTATTAAAATAGCTACTCTAATGGGAGTTTCTGTATACGAAGTGTTAGGACGATTTTTCATAATATATAAAATAAAAAAGGCCTTTGGTTGGGCATGTCCATTATCAAGAGGGGGACAAGCGTAAGCCAAAGGCGTAATCATTTGCTGCAAATATATATTTTCTTCATATTTCCACAAAAAAAAAGAAGAAAAACAGTATTTTTTTATCAATAATTAGCCAAAAATGCAATTTTTACATTGCAAAATCAGCATTTATTGCATCTTTTTGAGTCGTTTTATAGACAAATTATGGAATATGGACTTATCTCGTATTCCCATATGTGAACGCTTCCTAAACTAAAGATTTTTGGGAAAAATGGCGAATCCCCTATAAAGAAGTGTCCCCACCGGCATAGATACCGGAACCCGACTGACTACGGGTTACACTCCTTCATAGAGGATTCATGTTGCTTCTATTGTTTCGGGGACTGCAAATTTAATCAATTCCCGATAAAAACAAAAGCTATGTCCTATTTAAAGGGTTTGGCTCGTCAAACTTCATGGCACACTTACCAGAGGTCCTTGCTCTATTATGTGCGTAAGATATGCTTTTCCCAAGATATATCAAGTGATACACATCATTGCTGTTGGCAGGGACCTTTACTGATACCGCTCCTTTATAAAGTTCTTGGAAAAAGGCTTCCCTTTTTGACAAATAATCGGATTGTGACGTTCCGGTTATTGTAAATGCTAGGGTCACTTCTCTTGAAGCAACTTTGGCATTGTCTGTCACCACTCTTTTCCCGTGTTCAAGACGGCTTTCATTTTCTATATATTCTTTCATCGTGCAGGGAGCGCACAATGCTGTTAGAAATCCGTCATCCATTCTTACGCCCCATGTGACATAAGCATCCTTGTTGTTAATTAATAACTTCGCTTCCATAGCCTATAATTTTGATGTATTTTTCTTCACTTCCGCAATATCCTTCTGCATTTGCTGTACGGGTTTCACAATCGCTCCCGTATTCTCTGAAATCTGCACAAGCTCAAGATAAGAGCGGGCTATTATGTCACGCGTCTCACTCGCGATGTCTCTTATATTCGAACTTGTGGAAGATATGGTGTCAATTCTCGTATTAAGAATGCTCAAGGATTGGGATTGTGCTATATTCTGGTTCTTTATCTCCTCACCGGCAATTTGCAAGGCGGTAAAACGTCCGTTAAGTTCCTCTCCGGTGTCTTGGGACATGGACTGGAATCCTCTACTGCTTGCAGACTGCTGGGTGGCTTCTCCAGTCCATCCGAATATCTCGGCCAGCTTGTCACGTTCAGCAACTGCAGCATCCACTATTTCCTCGTACTGTTTACGAAGCTCCTCCATATCTCCTTTGGTTATTCCTTCTTTGTCTTTCCCTGCTTCTGCAAAGGAGTCATACCAGTCCTGCAGCTCTTTGGAAAACTTTTCCCCCACCATGTTAGTAAGGATGGCGCGCTGCATATACTCGCTGAAATCCTCAGCAAAGTCTTTGGCAGAGCTGTCCATATCCATAAGGGTATCCACGAAACTGTCAAAAACACTGTCAAAGGTTGTTTGGGTGAGCTGCTCTTTTACCTGGTTCTGTATTTCCTCTATCTTAGCCTCCCCTTCAATGATACTGTCCAGATATTCCCGTACATCATCGTCCATGTCTGCCCAGAATGTTGGAGCATCGGATTTGAGTTTCTCCAATTGCTCAACGGTAAGGTCAAACAGTCCGGTCATTCTTCCGGTCCCGATAAACTCTTTGGCGGCATTGACTGACATGTCGAGTGCGTCGGCAATGTACTGCCAGTCGCTTGAAGAGGTGTTCTTTGCCATCCGCTTACCAATTGAATGGGAACCGACAGACGCACCGGAATTGAGCCGTTCCTTTCCCAGTGTTCTGTATGCCTCTATCTGTTTTTCTACGAGGTCAATGGCTTCCTGCCCCACCTTGTCGGCTTCAACGCCGTAGGACATATCAATATATTCCCTTTTCTTGTCTATCAATTCATCCCATATCTCATTTAGCTTGTTGTATTCCTCGACCATCTCGTTGTAACGGGAATAATCAGCACCGAACATCCCGTCTAACGCAGACACTACAGTGGAAATTCCAGAAACCGCACTCATGGCACCACCCACAATGTCACCGCTCATAATCTGACCGACACCGGCGGCTGTTTGTCCAAGCCCACCCAAAGCCTCTATCGCTCCAGTAATCTTTGAATCATCAATACCGAATATGTTTGCAATGTCCGTTCCGAACTCATTCAATGCAGGGGCAAAAGACGTCACAGCATTTCCTATATCGGTGATTCCTTGACCGATTTTCTTGGAATCGTTGCCACCCTTTTTTATGGATTCTATCCCTTTCTCCAAGTCAGAGACGAAAGCCTGCCATGGTGATTTGCCTTTCAGCTCATCCTTTAGCCCTCTGATTGCATCTGTTACGTCCTTTATGGAGATTTCACCCTTTTCTATCTTTTCAATGTCCTTATCAGTGAATCCGAGTGCTTTCAATTCGTCAAGTGTAACATTCGTTCCGTCACTTTCCTTTGTACCAGACATGTACTTGACAAGTGTTTCATACTTATCAATGATGGACTGAATAGCGGAAACCGATTTGTTGCTCGCATCCTCGAACAAATCAGCCATTGCACGGGTTGTCTTGCCGTACTGTTCATCGAGGTTATTAAGCTGTTGCCGTTTTTCCTCTTCAAGCATACCCTCGTCACCAGCATTCGACGCTTCCTTTATTGCTTGGTCGTATTTATCTATGATGGCTTTCCTTTTCTGCTGGTAGTTACCGAATTTTACAAGATACTCATTCCATGAGGCCTCCTGCTCACGTATTTCGTCACTATATTGTCGTTTTCGCGTATTTCCTATTATGGAATCAAAAATAGATGTATCAACGGAAATTGAAGATGAAGAGAAAGACTTCTTCACATATCCCTTTGTCTGTTTGGCTTTCAATTCCTCCTGGGCATCGAATATCTCCTTCTGACCTTGTATATAGGCACGTATATAGTCCTCCTTCTGGCGCTCTAAGGCTTGTATCTCCTTCTTGTTGTTCAGTTCACGTTGCGCCTGCTCCTTCTCGTAGCCATCCTGCAAGCTGTCAATGCGCGACTGTTCCAATTGGTTATCCAAGTCCTGCTGCTGGCGTTGGCGCTCAATGGCGTACTTCGTTTCCAGAGAAAGAATTTTTTCATTCTTGTTAATAATTTCATTGTATTTATTAGTCGTCGAATATGCAGCTAACATTTGGTCTAATTTTGCTATTTCTTGTTTTAGCAAGTCCCCCTTTTCCCCTTTAGCTTCTGTATAAGATAAAGCCTTAAGCTCTTTCTCTAATATTTCTCTTTGCGTTCTTAAATATTCCTCATTATAGACAATAGCTTTGTCTGCCTCTTTTTTATTAAATAGAGGATTATAAGTTTGTTGGATTTTATCTATTTCCTTATTTGCATCATATACACTTTTTATATAGTTTTCCAACTCAGAATAAAAACCTTTGGGCATCTTCCCAAATTGTTTTTGTATATTCTCCGATATTGAATTAAAAGTCTTTTGCCAAGACATTCCAGCTTCTCTGAATTCCTCAGTCCATTCAGTAACTACGTTTAAAACCTTTGGAGCATTATTTATTCCAACTCCTTTATTCGCAAGATTACTTATCTGAGTGAGCGCTTCTGCTTGCTCCTTTATGGATTTATCCAACACTTTATCTATTGCACTTGATTTGGCTTTTAATACAGCATTTTCAAGAAGAGCTTTATTTACTAAATTATATGCAGACTCTAATTCCATAAGGGAAGACTTCTCTGTCAATAAATGAGGTATATATTTACCATATTCTTCATTTATTTTTTTGATAGCATCTAATCTGCCCTTAGTCCCTTCTTTTGTCTTTTCTATTTCTTCAAACAGTAAACGAGATTCTGTAATAGCTCTTCTGGAAATTGTATTAAAATCCTTTAGGCTTTCATTAAGTCTTTTCTGTTCTTCTGTTGCTCCAAATAGCCCTCCTATATAGTCGAATATCTCCTTTCCATAAGCGGTAAGTAAAGTGATACCGACTACCAAGGCTGTATTCCATGAGAATATGCCTGCAGCCAACTGTTTCCATACGGGAGCCACCTTCTGTATATCCTTATTCCCCTTACTAAGTTCTGCCAGATACGCTGCATATTCTTTTCGCGCTTTCTGGACTTCATCAAAGAAAATAGGCAAGTTGTTACTTATTGCAAGGAAGAACATGTTTATTCCCATTGTAGCGGACGGAAGTTCTCTTGCAATCTGTTGTATTGACATGCCCAGACCGTTAAATGCGGAAGAATAGTTACCTACATTCCTTTGAAAGCGTCCCGTGGCTTGTTCTGCAGCATTAAGCTCTGTTTGAACTGCCTTTATTTGCGTAAGAAGGTCTTTCCCGACTCCACCATTGCGATTGGCTCTACCGATATTGTCATACGTGATAATAAGTTGATTCAGCTGCTTGCGAAGGGAAGTTATGCTGCCTTCTTCAGATTCGCTTTGTATAATCTGCTCTTTCTGTGCTTTTATGGTTCTCCGGATAGCTTCTTCCTCTTTCTTTCGCACAGCCACTTGATATTCTACTTGTCGTAGGATACCATACCCCTTTTCCCCAGTCTTTTCTTCGTCAGTAAGCCCTTTGAAATTGTTTTTTAGCTTTTTTATTTCAGCATCGGCTTCTTTTACAGCTTTTGTATTGGCAACAATCCATTGATTGGTAGACTGCAACCCCTTGGTTTCCTCATGTACCTTTTTGATGGTTTCTTCGGAGCCTATCACATCGTCATACGCTTTTTTAAGCTGAGAATACTTGCTTTGGTATTCTCTAAGGCTTTTCATAGCCTTTTGGAGTTGGGCTTCGAGTTTCTTGACAGCCTTGTCGCTGTTAGGGACACCTGCTACCTCTATAAGAGATTTTTTTAATCTGTCAATCTCTTCTCTTAGAGCTACAATATTTTCAATCGTATTCTCAAGATTTGCTTCAACTTTTAATCCAGCCATATTATTTCTTTTTTAAAATGTTTCCTAATTCTTTCTTTAAGTTTATTTCGCCACTATCCATCACATCATACCCTTTGCTCTGAACAAAACTGGCATATTCCATTCCATCAGCAAGTACAATACCATCTTTGGGATGTTTCCCGTAAATAAGGAGATTTTCAGTCTTCTCTTTAGCTTTTCCATGTGAGCCATCTGCAGGTACATACAAATCTATAATGGTGCCATCGCGATAAACAGCAGAGCCGGGAGCATTTCTAAGGTTCCAAGTGTGATTCTGGTATGTTTTCCTGCTACTGATATTCCTTGTTTTCTGAAGGTCTACAGACTTGTGAGAAGCGTCAATCAATGCTTTGTTAAGCTCTTGATTTACTTCTTCCACAAACTCGTCCAGCCCGGATACATCTCCTTTTATTTTCATATCAAATAATTGTTGCTAATACAAAGCGCACCCCAACCTAATGAGGTGCGCATTATTTTCTTTCTTAAGAAGCGCAGTTGAACACTTGCGGATAATTACGCTTCTGATATTGATTCCTCAGATAGACAATCAAATTATCGAAGTTGGTTATAAATCCTTCATTTATCAAATCGGAAATCTTCTTTTCAAGCTGCCATAGCTCACGTTGCTTACCTTCTTCGCCATGCTTGTTGCGTAACATCTTTTCGTGGTTGTTGAATATTACCCAATTCAATGCTTCACCTACCTTTTGCATAGCTTTAGGCATAAAATCCTTGGGGACTATCTTCATAACAGCAGATGAGAGCTCTTTGTAAGCGTCACCTGCATCGTTTCGATAGCGAATCATTTCATCATAAACAAACCGCAATACCTTAACTTCAAAAGTCGGATTTATCCACATGGCAAACTTGATAAAAAGTAGTGGGTTCATCCAGACCTTATCAGGAGTTTTTCCTTCTTTTGTATTTTTACCCTTAACTTTTATAAGCAGCTGATTTTCACCAATGTCGGTTTTTGACCTATGGCTTTCATCGTCTGCAAGAGCCTTTAAAAACTCCTTCACTTTAGGACTGTCAATAAATTCAGACATTCTTCTTCTTGGATTACCTTCTACATTATTCCATTGGCGTAGAAGTTCGCTTCCGTCAAAATATCCATCACTTGTGCGCTGTACCACTGAAAAATTATCAATATATCGCACCATTTCTTGATTTGTTTTCATACATTTGCAGTATTAAACGTTATTATTATCCCCGTCAGCGGCTCAGTCACTTCCGCTTTCGGGGATTTTAATTTGACTGAATTTGTAGCAGGTGGGGAATCGAACCCCGTTACGCCATTACTCGCTCCTGCTGTCCCATACCATCCGCTGATAGTATAAAAAAGGAGTATTGAATTTGAATGCTTAATATAGCTGCCAACATTCAATCCAAGACTCCCCAATATCTTCACTCCATTACCGGCAGCTATAGGTAAATGACGATTTCGTTTCTTTCTAGCGAAGTTACATATATGCAATTTTTCGACCTAAAAAATGGATTAGCAATAACGAACCTTTTGGGAAAGGTTTGTTATTTCCTAAAATGAATGCGACCTACCCATAATGGGCAAGCCGCATTTTGTCGTGTGAAGGGAACCCGGCAACCGTATTGCTGCCGGGGCGTCATACATGAGCGTTGGTCGAAACCTCAACGCACTCTCATGCTTCTTTACGTGGCAATCTTTTCACATAATTTCTTGTACACCCGTGTTCTTTCAAATCGGTTCAACACTTTGGCGTTTTTCGCTCCGAACACTATATCTCCGTTTGCATGGTGATATATGGTAATGCTTCCTCCCACGGTCTTGTGGGTATATACCTTCATGGAAGGGATTTTTATCATCAGTTTCATAAATTTGCGTATTAGGTGTTTTAATCGTTGTAGAATAATCTTTCTCCCGGCTTTCTGAACAGTCTATATCCTAAGTATAGGCTGACGAATATTATTATTAGTTCTACCATAATTTGGGGTATAGTTGTGGCTGTCGGGCATTGAAACCGACTGCCAAATGAATACTTAATAATGAACGTTATGCTGCTGGCGTTAATTCGCCCTTAATCAGCTTTATGGCTTTCTTCACGTCCCAACCGCTTTCGTATAATGCGATGATGAAACGTACACCTTTCGTAGTCCATACAGTATAAACACTTGTTCCTATAGAGCCGTCCGAACGTGTGTAGGTCTGTGTACGGGTAGAGTGCATTCCCCATGTGGAATAGGGAGCGTGAAGGAGCCATTGCCCCGACTGCTTATAGATGACTCCGATTTCTTTCAGCTTTTTATGTAGCTTCTCCGCATCCATTCCTATCTGTTTGGCTACTTGGGTACTGGTCTGCGTATTCACACTCTGCAAGTGACTGTCGTAGTAGCAGACTTTCGGAGCTGCCTCCTTGATTTCCTTGTCTTGCAGTTCGATGGTGGCTTGTTGCTGCTCGGTTTCAGCTTCAAGCTGCTTTAACCGCTCCTCTCTCTTGGCAAGGGTGGCTTGTGCGATGGTTAGAGCACGTGCCATGATTTCTTCGGGAGTGTCGTTTGGGGTGGTGGAGATGTAGCCGCCAGTGGTTCGTACTTCGTGAAGGATTTGTTTAACTCCTTTCTTGAATTGCTTGGCGATTGGCTTACGGGATTGCATAAGGACTTCGTATAATCCCCCTTCTGTAAGCATCCAAACTTGCTGATTTCCACCGGGAGTTACGAATTGTGTAACACCTTTCTCGTCATCATCTACTAAAGACAACATGTGAGAAATGTTGTTGTGATTAATAACTTCCGCTACATCTTTTGCACGAAACAGAGGTTCCTCAGCTGTTCCGTAAACTGTGAATTGCCGTCCACACAATTCAGTTTGTTTTAGGACTTGAATAGGATTTGTTGACATGACAAATAAAAAACGCCTACTACGAGCTGTCAACAAATCCATAAGATTAATGTCGGAGGCGTTTCCGTATCTCCACTCGGTAGGCGCAATATCTTTAAAACGATACTACTACAATATGTCTTGGCAAAAAAAATAACTCTATATGGTAGAGCCATAAGAGTTTGCCACTCTTATAGATTTGTTGACACCGCAAACATACATATTTCCCATGAATTATGCAAGAAAAACAAACTTTTTTGCATGTAAATAAAATATATGTGCTGATTTACTTGTTTTTTCTATTTTGGGTATTTTAATTTGTAGTAATATTAACTATAAAAACACATTGCTATGTTTTACTTACTTATGGCAGCTTTGTTGATAGGGGTTATTGCGTCTTTAAAGTTAAGAGGGACATCACACTCTACTGAAACAGTAGGATGCTATAAAATAATGTCTTTTAAAGATGGAAAGACCATATTTGAATCATGCTCAAAATCTAAAAAAGGAAAGGTTTTCATTCCTTCTAAAATTACTACCATTGGCTTTGGGGCTTTTTCGGGATGCAATATGATTGAAGAAGTTGAATTGAATATAGAATGTGAGGTGATTGGGAGAAATGCATTTGAGCATTGTGTAAGCTTAAAAAGCGTAATAGGAAAATCTTCTTTAGAAGCTATCAGAGAAACAGCATTTAAAGGATGTAAGATGCTTGAAAAGATATATCTTGGAGAAAAGATAAAGACTATAGAGGCGTATGCGTTTCTTGATTGTAATAATTTGAAAGAAATACATTTAAGAACCACTTTTGTTCCAGAAGTATACGAAAGCTCATTTTCGGATGTGGATAAAAAACAATGTGTACTGTATGTTATGCCTGGCACAAAAGAAATGTTTGAAAAATCTCCAATATGGGGGATGTTTAAGATAGTGGAGGAATAAATGTAATATCGGTTATTTTAGAATGTATCGTCACTAAAATAGATATGATGTTCACTTGATATGTCTGGAAACAAAAATACAGCTGTGTGCGATAAAGATAAATAGGGATAATTTAGTGACATGTCTTATCAAATATCCAGCCCCATTTTGGGGCTTTTTTATTTTATATTGCACAACATATGTATTTTTTCGCGTTGAAAATTGAATAATATTTCAAACATTTGATTTACATTACTTAACTTTGCGGCAATTATAAACCTAATACATGCAAATTTATGAATAAAGTAATGCTTTTGTCCGCATTGCTAATATTGGCTCTATGCGGATGTGGTACAGACAAAGAGAATGAAATGAATGAACCTTCAAATTCTGAAGTGTTTATAAAGAATAAGGATATTGTTTTGTCTTCTGAGGAAAATAATATAACGATATCTTTTTATACAAATAAAGAATGGAATATTACTGCTGAAAATGGAGAAAATAATAAATGGTGGAATATATCAAAGGAAAGTGGGAACTCTGGGAATAATGATATAATACTGACGGTAAATGCAAATAATACTCCAGAAAAAAGAAGGTTATCCTTGAAAATAACAGCAGGAAGTGCTTTTGATATAATAAACATAGAACAATCTCCCCAGAATGTACTATTAATAGATAAAAAGGAGTATAGTATATCGGAGGAAGGAGATACAATTGCGATAGATATAAACTCTAATATTGAATATGAGCTAATTATACCAGGAGAATACGATTGGATAAAAAAAATAGAAAGTCCTATAAATAGAGGATTGGAAAATTCTACATTATACTTAAATATATTGCCTAACACAACCTTTGGGAACAGAAAAGCTGATATATATATACAAAGTAAGGAATGTAAAATAAAAGATACGATTTTAATCGTTCAGAATACAGTTCCAATAAAGGAAATTAATAATACACCTGGAAATTTGCTAAATAATATAGGAGGTGTTGATTCCGTATTTGCAATAAAGAAACTCAAATTATTAGGAAATATAAATAGTTCAGATATAGCTGTAATAAGAACATTAAAAAACTTATGGTATCTTGATATAAATGAAGTTTCATTGTCTATAGGAGGAAATAATTATGGGAATAATCCAGATTGCATTTTGTCAGATGAATATGGTGAAGTAAATGGGATGTCTATGTTTTCCAATATGAAAAATCTGAAAACTGTAATATGGTCTAAACATATAGATATTATCAACAATGCGACTTTCCAGAATTGCGAATTATTGGACTCTATTTTCATCCCAGACAATGTTAAAGAAATAAGGACTTATGCCTTTGAATATTGTAGAAATCTGAAAAATATAACTCTTCCTAATTTTATATATGAAATTGGACATGGAGCTTTTGGAAGCTCGGGTATTGAAAGAATAAAATTTCCGGACTCCTTAAAAAAAATAGGGAATTTAGCTTTCAGAGGAAGCGGTTTAATTAGCATAAATATTCCAAGCAGTTTGGAAGAAATTGGTAGTAAATGTTTTGCAGGATGTCGTAATCTGAAAAAAGCATATATTAACGATGGCATAAAATACATTACAGATGAATGCTTTTATATGTGTGTAGAATTAGAAATAATATATATTCCTGAATCAATAGAAAGTATAGGGAGGGAAGCTTTTTCAAATTGTCCCAACATAAAGGAAATATATATGTACGGGGACAAAGATAAACTAAAGTATTATGGAGATTGGATTTTTTCAGGTGATGAAGTTTACAAAAATGCGATTCTTTATATCAAAAAAGGGACATCTAAAAATGATTGGTATATGACTCCATTCTTTAATTTTGTAAATGTAAAAGCTGTTTTATAGTTTCCAGCCCCGTTCCTATGGTTCGGGGCATTTTTGTACCTTAAAGTTGCGTTACGCGAACAATTTTGATATGGCAAAGAAAATGCTGAAAAAGTTGTCACATGAAGAAATATCTTTGTTGTTGGTTGCTATATAAAGAAACTTTTGCTATGTTTGCGGTATAAATACAATACTTATATATGGAAAAATGTAATGACTTGCAAAAAATTGACTCTGTAGTGCTTTCTGATTTCATATTGAAGCATTACGGGCCTATGTCGCATCTGAAATTGCAAAAGCTGCTTTTTTATTGTGATGCGTATTGCCTTGCCTATTTTGATAAAGAGCTTGTGGAAGACCAATTTGAGGCATGGGTACATGGTCCCGTCAGCCGCAAGGTTTACGATAGCCTTAAGGACAAGTCCATATTATACAGTGACCTCGCTTATTCGGAAAAAGACGGCGTAGAGGTGGATAAGGAGTTTGGAAAACTCGCCAAAGACCAGCAGGATTTGATTTTAGCTGTATTGAAGGACCTTTCAGAATGGACCGGTGTCGAGTTGGAAGCGGCCACTCACCGTGAAAAGCCTTGGATTGAAGCTCGTAAAGGATATTCAGAGGCAGATAAATGCAATGTCTTGATTTCAAAGGAAACGACGCGATTGTTCTATAAATCGGAGATGAATGGCTGAATATAAGGGGAAAAAGAAACCGACGTTTTTCACAAAGAACAAGGATAGCGTGAATGACACACCACGGACTTCCAACTTTAAAGTTTCATTCCAATATTTCGATGCAACGCAAAAATATGGTTCTTCTTTTAAAGATTGGCAAGGAGTTGGCTTGTTGAGCCGTGCTATGGAAACCTTACATGGTTATTGCTGTTCTCCACTTATGGAACAAGTGGATGGGGACAAGTTTACGATTTACGGTTCTTTCCCACCCAGAGACAAGACCATGTTTGAATATCCGCATCATGTACCGGAAGATGCGAACTGGGCAAGAATACACATAAATGGCTCTGCCGTAATCATTGGGCATATCGTGGGAGACACCTTCTACGTAGTGTTCTTGGACAAGACACATAAATTCTGGCTTACTAAAAAAGTTACGGGAAAATAGAACAGGCATTAAAAATCAAGGAGGCATATTATGGAAGCAAACAACCATCAAATAAATGATTGCAATGCTGTTCTTAAACGGAAATACGGGAAAGGCGGTTCTGCTGAAAGAGCTAAGTTTGATGAAGAGGCTTACGCTTTTTATACTGCTCAAATACTTCTTGATGCGAGAAAAGAAACGAAAATGACGCAATCTGAACTTGCAAAGAAAGTGGGAACAAACAAGTCTTACATATCAAAGATAGAGAATGGCTTGATTGAACCTGGGGTCGGTTTGTTTTTTCGTATTATTGATGCACTCGGATTGAGGATTGACATTGTTAAGCCCGTAATGTAGCATTGTTAAGCGACCGTTCAACTAAAACAATATTAAATTGAGCATTTGTTTACGCAAGCCCTCTTCGGAGGCAATATGAAGGCAGTGGAATTTAGTGTTCACTGCCTTTTTTAGTGTATAAAAAGCCCCGAACCATAGGACGGAGATTTTATGCAAGGATTGGTGCCCCCAAAATTATTATTCTTGTATTGGAATAGGCATTTTCTGTGCTTAAAACAAGAAATAACGAACCTTTTATAAAAGGTTCGTTCTGGAAGTCCTGAAAATTAGGGCTTCTTTTTTTTATCTCCGAAATTTGTGTTCATGGATATAAAGGACATAAAAGGAGACATAATATATTCAACCTCTGTCAACGGGGGAAGCAAGCGGAAATATACGCTGATGGGCGAAGACTATATGACACTCGTTTTCAGCGTCAATTCTCCCATCACCTTCCATCTGGGTGATTATGTGGAGGATTCACGTTTCGGTCTGTTCGAACTTGTAAGCCTTTACAATCCTATTTACAACACTGCTACTGGCGCATATGACTATGAGCTTCGACTTGACGCATATTACTGGAAATGGAAGAACAAGGTATTCAAGTTTACCCCGGAAGTAGGGGGGCAGGAGGCATCATGGAACCTGACCGCCACTCTTGATGTACATATGGGCATTTTCCTGCGTAATCTTGCCGCTTTGGGATATACATACAAGGGAGAGGCTTTTGAGTTCTCCATAGCCCCTACAGTAGAGAAATCCGCGAAGCTTGTAAGTTACGACAACACTAATATGATAGACGCCCTTTCTGCTATGGCAGAAACCTGGGATTGCGAATGGTGGGTAACTGACAAGACCATCAACTTCGGAAGATGTGAATACGGCACTCCGGTTGACTTTGAGATAGGGGACAATGTGGTGGAGATGACAAGCTCTGAGAGCAAGAGTACATACGCTACCCGTATCTATGCTTTCGGCTCTACCCGTAACATTCCGTCAAACTATCGTCCAGTAGATGAAAGCATCGTGGTTAATGGAGTTGTACAAAAGCGTCTCATGCTTCCCGAAGGAACTCCATACATAGACGCATATCCTAACATGTCCACAGAGGAAGCTGTAGAGCAGGTGGTTGTGTTTGACGATATATATCCTCGTACTGACGGTCATATATCAAAGGTAATCACCTATACAGACACAGTGAATAATGAGGATGGAACTCAGACCACCGAAACTTTCTACCAATTTACCGATACTGGAATAACATTTTCAAAGGACTACATTCTTGAGGGTGAGGAATTGCATATAATCTTCCAGTCCGGCTCTTTGAACGGTATGGATTTCGGCGTGACTTTTAATCCGATGGGAGAACCGGAAAAGAATGAGGACGGTTCATGGAATCCGAAAGCCCAGCTTTGGGAGATTGTCGCTAATGAGGATTATGGTCGCAAATTACCTGATGATGTCTTAAAACCCAAAGAGGGGGATACTTATATATTATATGGGTGGGACAGCTCCAAAATTGCGGATTTGGGGCTTGTGTCGGCCGCGGAACAAGAGCTTAAGGAGAAGGCTGAAGAGTACGTCGCCAAGTCCAGGATAGACCCCAATACATATTCCTGCACAATGATGTCGGACTATATGTATGGGCTGGATGAGGGAGGCAATCAGAACCCGGATTATGCAAAGCATTTTGATGTAGGAGATAAGGTTAATCTAGTCAATTCCGCATTCTTTGAAAGCGGAAACCGTCAGTCCAGAATCATTGGATACGAATGTAATCTTGATAAGCCGTATGACAGCCCGGTATATACGGTAGGCGAAACGGCGTCCTACTCTCGGATAGGGGAGCTGGAAGAGCAAATAGAGAATATTACCTTGAAGGGACAGACATACACCGGTGGAGGTGGAAGTGGCATATATGTTATCGGAACGAATGACACTACGTCCCCTACAAACAGAAATGTGTATTCGGCTTTGCGTGTTCTGCAATCATTCCTCAGCAAGACCACCAACGACCGCACCCCCTTCAAGCTGGAAGTCGGCGACAAGCTCACCGCGGAGAAGGGAATTCAGATAAGCAAGAACTTCGTTTCCGGCATTGTCGGAGGAAGCGGCGGCTACATCTATCTGGACGAGAACGGGAAGGTTGTCATCGAGACGGACAAGGCTGTATTCCGTGAGGAGCTTATTGTGCCTCAGATTACCTTCAACTGCATAGACGTTATATCGGGTGACAAAGCCAATACGTTCGCCTACGGAACGATAAAGACTGTGGATACCGAGAACCGCATAGCCACCCTTGACCTTCTGGAAGGCCAATACGGTACGCTTCATGTAAGCGACATATGCAGGGGCGTATTCCACAACATAGGTGGGGGAAACACCGACAAGGATACGATTGGCGCTAACGGTTTCATAGAGTATTCCGGTTTCGCCACATCCTACTTTACTCCGACCAATATACTGGAGAACGAGGCAGGAATCATGAAGTTCGAATATGAGCTTCAGGTGGGTACGTCCGTTCATCCGATGCCGGGCATGAACTTCTTTGCATACGGTAACTTCACCGACGAGGACCGCCAGGACATTACATACGAGAACAGATACTACACCCGTCGTATTACCCATGTCAACAATTGGGTGATAGACCCGGAAACGAACATCGAGATGCAGGTAGGAAAGCTCAACGGCCTTTCCATCGGCGGCATGGACTTCTCCGGATATTCGTTCTACGGCAAGAATGTGTACATCTCCGGCACGATAGAGCGCCTGAAGCCCAACGGCACCCCAGCCAAGGACTTGAGCTATGAGGGCGCTTGGGAATCCGGCAGAAAGTATGACTACTACGACAGCGTGACCCATGACGGAAGCACATGGGCCTGCATGAACAAGAACGGTTCGTCAGCTGAGCCGGGCACGAACAATGACTGGCAGAAGATTGCCTCCAAGGGCGACAAGGGTGACCCCGGAGAATCGGCAGTGTTCGCAGACCTCACCAACGAGATGGACAACGTCACCCTTACCAATGACGGCAAGGTTTACCAGGACACGTCGATAAGCACAGTTGTATGGATGAGCTACGGCACCAAGAAGATGACCCTTACCGGAATAACCTGCACGCTCCCTGCCAACGTCACCGAGACGCACGACGTTTCCACCGGAGAGATAACTTTCAGTGTCAAGCAGGGCGTGGCTCTGGACGGCAGGAACCCGATACCCGTCGCGTTGACAGCCACCTATAACGGAAAAGCCTACACCGGGCAGCTCACGTTTACTATGGCAGGTGTCAAGGGCGGTGCCGATGCCGTTCTTTACCGGCTTGTCCCGAGCGTGTCCGCTGTGATAAAGGATGCCAACGGTAATCTCAATGTAACATCCGTATCGTGTACACGGTTGAAGTCTTCGGTTTCCGGAGGCACGGCCGAAACCGGGACGGGCGAACTTAAATACTCCCTTGACGGTGGAGCCGAAGTCTCAATCGGGAACAATGCCGGGGTACCGGTATCAAGCTTCCAGAAGAGCATCAAGTTCATATTCTACGTGGACGGTACAGTAGTGGACGTGGAGACAATACCTCTTGTGGTGGACGGTAAGGATGGTGCTCAAGGCCCTCAAGGTGTTCCCGGTCCTGCCGGAGCTGACGGGAAAACCCTATACACATGGATAAAATATGCCGACGACGCGCAAGGTGGAGGTATAAGCAACAATCCTACCGGAAAAGCGTATATAGGCTTCGCCTACA